TGTTCTGTGCACCAGGCTTTGCAATTGCATAGATGGTACGAACGATCTCACGGTTGATCTCAGCAAGAACTTCGGTTGACAGGATGTTTGCCAGTTCGGTTTCTGCATCGAGACCATGAACTGCCTTGAGGTCCTGTGCGAGTTCTAGTGAGTACTCAGCCTTGAGGGCACGTGACTTCGCAGTAACGGTAACTTTCTCGATGGAGAAGTTCATTTCTGCGAATGCATTCGAACCAGTACCGAGGGTTTCTGCCTCGTCGGTTCTCATTGCACGACCAGTGGTGTAGGTGCCACCGTCAAGAAGTGCCGATGGGTTTGCACCTGAGTGAGCAGTTGACGAACCGAAACCTGAGGTTCCTGCTGCGTCACGACCTGTGAAGTCGGTATCTGCTTCGTTGTAGAATGCTTCAGCACCTGCAGTACGGTTAGAACCGTAACGTGAACGCATTGCGAAGATGAGTCCAGTAGGACCAGTCATTGGCTGAACACCGCAGAGGTCATAAGCAAGAAGCTTAGGCATCGAACGACGGATCAGTGAGATCAGAACGGGGTCGAAACCTGCTACGGGACCAGTTGCGGTTGCTGCTGCTGAGAAACCTGCTACTGAAGAAGTTGAACCAGTGCTGTTGGTAGGTGCTGCTTCTGAGAGCATAACACCACGCTCTTCACGTAGGAACTTCTCTTGGTTCTCTAGTAGAACTGCAGTAACTGCTTTCTTATAGTTGTCTTGGATTGCAGGAAGGTTCTTGTGCTCAAGAATGGGAGCCCACTTTTCCTGCAGATGCTCTGAATTGAACATTGCTTTTGTCTCCTTGTGTGGATTTGTAAATATTTATAATTAATTGGGTTTTGCCAATCAGGATCCAACGGGAAATTGCGTTCATGTACGCTGCCATCGAATCAGAAACTTGAGTATTCTCAAGTGACACGTCCTCAGTTAGTGCCACAGGCTTGCTAACTGGGAAGTATGATTCCTTAATGGTTTCCATTTTCTCTCTGAAGGATTCTTCAGAACCGAACTCAACACCCTCAGCGAGAGACATTACTTTATCTCTCTGTGAATGTGCTAGACCCTCACAAACTTCGCTCACAATCCCATTCTTGATATAATTACCGAGCTTCTTAGAGAGAATAGCATTCTGCTCAATTTGCTCGTTAAGTTTGTTTTCCATACTATCTAGTTGAACCTTCTATTTCTGCAACAAGGTCAACTTTCTCGTCTTGAATATCAATGTTATTCTCAACGAAAACCTGTCTGAGACCGTTCATCACTGACTCTGCGATCTCTGATTTTAATGCCGTGCTGGATCGCAATTTCATTTTGCTCCATCCAGGTGTTTACGGCATATGATAGATAGGTGTCTACTTTCTCTGCGAGTTCAGACTTAACCTGCTCTACCTCTTCCTTGAGTGCTGCAGCATACTCCTCGTGGATGATTTCTAGTTGCTCATTGATACGTGAAACAACTGCTGCCTCTAAAGATTGTTGCTGCCTTGGACTTAAACTCTTCGGAAAGATCCTCACCCTCGGTTAGTGCAGCAACGTCAGAAGAAAGATCTACTTCGAAGTACTCCTTCATTTCCTTCTCTTTCTTCTTGTCTTCCTTCTTATCCTCAGCCTCATCTGCTTTGGAATCTTCTTCTGGTTCACCTGCTTCTTCTTTCTCCTTCTTCTCTTCAGCAAGTTTGCCTGAAGCTTGTGAAGGATGAGTTGAAGGTGCTGCTGCTTTCTTCATTTTAGCTGCAACTTTCTTACCAACAGGACCACCATCGGGTGTCTCTTTTAGAAGAACCACCGAGTTCCTCTGCTTCGTTATGAAGTGGGGATTTCTCTGCTGGTTTCGCTCCTTTTGTTACTACGTTCTCATTTAGAGTTTCCTCTTCAGAGAAGATCTGTTCAATTGCGTCTAGTTCTGACATTTACTGTCTCCTGGTAACTGCTATAATTTCTATATTTATTTATAAGTTAGAGTGATTTAAGGAAATGATCAAACACTTGAATCTGCCTTTCAATCAATTGTGACCTGCTTGCGGAAGATTCCACATGCTTTTTCATTCTGTCAATTGCGGATTCAGTTAGTCTTCCATTATCCCAGACCCACTCTTTACCTTCCATAATTCCATTCACAAATGCGTCTGGTGCAGAAGGATCAGCAACGATATCCGCAGCAGTTGCTAACATGAAATCGTCTTTTACATAATTAATTCCATTCTTCTCTTCCAAAGAACCAATACCTCTAGATGAGACTCCTAGTTTAATTCCCTCATCGAGTAGTGATTTTGCAATCTTACCCATGGGGGTCTCTAGAAGTTTTGCCTTACCAATGAAGTTATTATCTTCACGGGTTAAGGAAATAATCTTATGAGATACTCTATCGAGGTTGATTGTTGGACCATCTGGGTGACCCAACTCACCAAGTGCTCTGCCAGTATTGACAAAAGACTCATTATATTTATTAACTTCACGCTCTAGGATGTTTACGTCGTAATATCTACGATTACGATTTTGCATATTACCTTGGAGGAAGATACCTTCAATGAAGTAGTTCTTCCCACCATCTTCTTTGGCTTCGCAAATTAATTTGACTTCTTCAATGTTTTCTGAAATGAGTTTCATTCTTCTTCCTCTTGTGATGAGAACCAGGTTTGTGCAACTTCAACACGCTTTTCTCTGATAGCATTGATTGACAATTCTTTCATGGCATTTGAAACCAATTCAAGAGTCTCTGCTCTATCATCGTTGTAAAGTGAGTTTACAATATCGTAACCATAACCAGACATAACATTTTCTCCTATGATAAACTATTTAGATAAAATTAAAATTGTCCACGTTTGTAATCAGCCTGATCTGGACCAGGTGGTAGTTGCTGTTGCTGTGGTTGTCCCATGGGAGCACCCATTGGTTGCCCAGGCATACCACCCATCATTGCCATTGGATCATTCATTGCTGCAGGATCTGGAATAAGTCCATCAGCAATTTCCTGCTCCATCTGTCCATTAATTTCTTCAATTTCTGTTTCAGTTTGTTTGAGAATTTGACGACGAATATAATCAATGGAGAAGTATTTACCGACATACATATCCATTTGAGCAACCAATGCAAGTCTGTCATTGAGCATCTCATTCTCTTTAAGTTCAGAGAAGTGATTATCAGCAACATAACTAAATTGGATATGCTCCTTCATTTGATCCCAATCTTCGGGACTAACTACACCCTTAAGGATGCATTGAGTTTTAAGAAGATCTAGAAATAGATCACTGAATTTCTTACGGAGACGGGTGATAAACTTCTGGAACTTGATTTCATCACGGTTAATACTCTGCGGATCTACCAATATTGAAAGTGCTTTCAGACTCTAAACGTGACTCGGGTACGTTCAGTGAACGATATAGTTTACGTTGGAAATACTTGACATCTTCAAGTTCTCCAAGATTCTGTCCACCAGGAAGTGTAGTAATTTCAGTACCACGACCACCTTCTCTACGAGGTAGCCAGAAATCCTCAAGCATAGACATGAACTTACGGTCATCCTTAATCTCACCTGTCGATGCATCGTAAACTAACTTGTTACGATAACGTGACATAACTTCACGGAGATATTGTTCTGCCTTTTGCTTAGGTAGATTACCAACATCGATGTAGAAGATTCTTCTTTCTGGTGCACGTGAGAGACGGTAGATTACAAGGGAGTCCTCAATCATACGGAGTTGGTTGAGTGCCTTGATTGCCTTGTGCATATAAGACAGAACCATATTTCGGTTCATATCTAGGAGACCAGAGTGTGCATAACAAATAGCATCAGGAGCAACTTTAATACCAGAGGTATCGTAACCACGAAGACCTTTCTGGTTGTAGACATAGTACTCCACTGACTTGCGAGTGATTGCCTCATCAGTGATACTACCAGGTACAGAACGTTCCTTTGGCTCTTCATATTCGATAACCTTACGAATCTTTCTTGGATCAATGAATCTCAGTTCTAATAGACCTGCTGAAGGATTCTGAAGATCAATAACTTTATGATAGAATAATCTTCCATCAATATACCAACGACGGAAGATGTCATATGATTTCTTATCAAAATCAAGTAGTTCTAAGATATTATGAAACTCTTCTCTAATTCTTTTCTTTAATGAATCTGAGACTTTCAAATTTGAAAGTTCAACTTCAACTGGAACATCATCCATTCCACCATTGATTGCCTCATTGACGATATCATCAATAGCAGAATCGCATTCTGGATGAAGTGACATATCACGATAACGCATGATGAGTTCCCACTCATTCTTTACATAACCGTCGATATCTACATACTGACCAAAATAGCCACCCCCGACAATAGGGGTGGCTGCATCATCCGAGTATGGTTGAACAAAGGAGGTTCCCTGGGGTCCCTTCTTTGCTCTTTCTAAACTATAACCAAACAAACGAGATTGTTGCGTCATGATCTAAGGATTCTCCAGTACTTCTACTGGATTATTTATCCTACTTCTGATCCAGACTTTCTGCCTCGGAGTCATTCTTTTGAGTCCAGTACTGAACTTGGAACTCAACAGTGTACTCTTCGATAGAATCGTTTGATTCCCATGCAAGGTCAATTGCACTTACGTTAGTTGGGAATACACCCTGGAACTCATAAGAACGAAGGACATCACCTTGTCTACCAAGTTGTCTAACCGTTGCGGTTGTCTGGTAGTCACTGATTTTGGTGTAATCAGAATAGTTCTCATTTTGGTATTGGATCTTGGAGATCCAGAGTTCAAAGTATGAACGAAGTTGGAACTTCGCATCGTTCATAACAGTAACGGTCCAAGGTTCGAAGGTTCTATCACCTGCGATCTTGAGTGTGCGACCACGGAAAGGAACTTCAATAACACCAACAGTTGATGCTGGTAGGTTTGCTGCCTTTACTAGTACTAGTGATTTCTTCTTGAGATCACTGGTTGCAGATCCTTGAGTTGTTGAACCAGATAGAGAAGCTGGGAAGTTCAACTCTACCTGGAACAGATTAGGACGAGCAAAATCCGAATCTACATATGATCTAAAAGTGTCAATACTTGCTCTAGACTTATTTGCCATTTTGGGTAGTCTCCTTTATTTAAAGTATTTATTTAAATCAGCTGACAATTTCAGCAAATGTAGTGCCAGTTCTAGTAGCAACAAAGGTCAGAGTGATGAAGTTGATTGAACGTGTTGGCTTCACGTAAATCTCAGCATAGAACTCTCCACGGTCGATTGCTTCTGGTGGGTTGTTGGTGCTATCGCAAACAACTATAGAAGTCAACGATACCTCTGCGTCCTTGTACTTGACGGAGATATGGTTCAATGATATTCTTGAACGATGAACGAGTAATCTCATCATATTAGTTCAAAGAGTTGCTGTTTTGCTGCATCTGAAATTGTTCTTTCAATTGCTAGGAAGAGACGACGAACATTGATTCTATCGAATGCCGACTGGTAACCAAGTGCGGTCTTATCACCAAAGAGAACAATACCTTGACCTGGGAAATTAACGATTGGGTTAATTCTGTTAGCATACAACTTATCTCTCTGATCCTTCAGTGGTGAGAATGCAAGTTTGATTGCGTTCTTTAGATTACCTCTGTTTAGACCTGCAGGAGAATACCAAGGTTCTTGGTTGATTGTTGTCTGTAGGCAGAGACCAGCAATATCAGCATTACATGGAACATATCTGTAAGTATCATTGTACTTATCGTAGATATACTTGTAGTTGCTATCAAATACTGCGTATGATGAAGACTGAAGCATGTTGTAG